TTGGTACAGGTAATGACTTTACTATTAATCATGATGGCACAGATACTACTATTGCTAATGGCACAGGTATCCTAAAGATTGATGGTACAGCAACAAGTTCAATCCGTATTAACGAAGCAGGTGCAAACGTTGACTTTGTTGTGGAAGGTGACAGTAATACTGGATTGATCACAGTTGACGCAAGTCAAGACAATGTTGGTATTGGTGGAGCACCAAACGCTAACGCAATCTTTGATATCAATGACACAGGCGCAATGCTACTTGCTCGTGGTACAACAGCACAGCGTCCAGGTACTGCCGTAACTGGTATGTTCCGTTATAATACAACTACTCACGGTATTGAATATTATGATAACTCAGGTTGGGAAAGTGTTAGTTCATCATTTACAGTTGCTACATCACAAACATTTAATGGTGATGGATCTACAACTGCATTTACACTTGCAACGCTAACTGGTGCAGACAGTTACACAGTTGCAGGCGTACTTGTTATGCTTAACGGTGTGGTTCAAGAACCAACAACTGTTTATGGTATAAGTGGAGTAACACTAACATTTACAACTGCTCCTGCATCAGGCGACTTAATTGAGTGTAGAAAGTTTACAACAACTACTACTGTTACAGCAATTACAGATCTTGACGGTGATACACAGATTCAGACTGAAGAAGGCTCTGATGATGATACAATCCGCTTTGATGCAGCAGGCAATGAAATTGCTACTATTGGAGCCGCTGGTCAAACCATCAACAACGAACTAGCACTGCGTTTTGCAGAAGCAAGTGGTAACGGCAGTAACTACATTGCACTTAAGGCTCCGGCAACTGTTGGCTCAAATTTAACATTTACACTACCGGCTACAGATGGCACATCAGGTCAAGCAATGGTAACAGACGCAAGTGGTAACTTATCATTTGCAGCAGCAGGCGCAACAATTAGTGCTGATACTAGTACAAACACTGACTTTTTGCTGTATTTTGCAGCCACAACTAGTGGCGCTTTGACTGCAGTAAAACAAGACAGTGGATTGTTATATAACCCAAGTACAGGTACACTTTCAAGTGCAGTATTCTCAGGTGTAGCAACAAGCGCACAATACGCTGACTTGGCTGAGATGTACGCAGCAGACGAGGAAATTGCTCCTGGTACTGTAGTACACTTTGCAGGCGAAGGCAAACTGGCAGCATGTGATATTGAAAACTGTCGTGCAGTTGCGGGTATTGTAAGTACTGATCCAGCATACTTGATGAACAGTGTACAGGAAGGTGTTGCACTTGCACTAGCAGGTCGTGTTCCTTGTAAGGTAACAGGCCCAGTTGCAGCAGGTGACTTGATGGTAAGTGCAGGCAACGGTATGGCAATGGCTAACAACGAAGCAGCAATGGGTACAGTAATTGGTAAAGCAATCGAAGCAAATGACGGCGGTGAAGGCGTTATTGAAGTACTAGCACTTATGATGTAAGAAAAAAAATATAAAAATTATAGCACCTTAGGGTGCTATTTTTTTGACTACATACAACGGATAAATACAGTAAATTAATTAAGGAATGTATATATGGCGTTTACTAGACCTAAAGCAGCGCAGATTGATTTTGATGCAACTAATATAAGTGATTCTCTTATTCGCATCAATAGTAGTGAAACTGGTGCTAATGCAAATGATATAGGTATTGTATTTGAACGTGGCAGTCACACAAACGCTGCATTGATATTTGACGAAAGTACTGATACGTTTAGGTTTATTAGTACTACTCACTCAGGTGCTGGTTCTACATCAGATATTAACATTAGTGCGCATCATGCTTTACATGTTGGTGGATTGACCATTAACACTGCATATACTTTTCCTACAAGTGATGGCAGTGCTAACCAGTTCTTACAAACAGACGGAAGCGGAGCACTAAGTTTTGCTACAGTTACATCTAGTTTTACACTAGCAGCAGACAGTGGATCTAACGATTCATTTAGTACTGGACAAACACTAACTATAGCAGGCGGCACTGGTATTGATACTACTGTCAGTGACAACAATATAAGCATTGCTATTGACAGCACAGTTGCTACACTAACAGGATCACAAACACTCACAAACAAGACACTGACAAATCCAACTATCAATGCATTTAGTGGTACTGGTAATGGTAGTATTACTGGTACACTAAGCATTGTCACCACAACAACAGATGATAGTTTGTTAATAACCACCACTGAAGATTCAAGCAGTGCAGCACCTGTGCTTACTCTAAAAAGAAACAGTAGCAGTGTTGCAGATGCAGATTACCTAGGACAAATAAAGTTCAAAGGTGAAAATGATGCTGACCAAGAAGTTATATATGCTAAAATTACTGGTAAAATTTTAGATGCCAGTGATGGCACAGAAGATGGTATTATAGAATTTGCACATAAGAAAGGCGGCTCAAATGTTATCACATCAAGATTTAGATCCGATTCTTATCAACTTTTAAACGGAACTCAACTTTCTGTTGACGGTACATCAACATTTAACGGAGTTACAGTTAATAGTTCACAAACTATTAATATGGGATCTAATCGTATTACAACTGTGGCAGATCCAACCTCTGCACAGGACGCTGCTACAAAAGCATATGTTGATTCAGAAATTGCTGGCAGTAGTGGCGATAGTGTGTTTTCTTCAGATGCTGATTTTGACGCTGTAACAGCCACTGCCACTGTTACTGAAGATCTCTCTGTAGTTACAAGCTCAGCAACTAGTTCTTTGGATTTAGGAACTATTAGTGTTCAAGGTATTGTTACTTCGACGGCTATTGTTGATGCTAATGTAACTACTGCTAAGATTGCAGATGATGCAGTCACAACTGCTAAAATTCCAGATGATGCAGTCACAACTGCTAAAATTCCAGATGATGCAATTACAAGTGTTAAACTAAGTGGCCTTACAAATTCAAGCAGTGGAGTGGTTTCAGCAGATGGTGACGGAACATTCAGTGTCAGTGCCGGCGGCAGCGGTCTAAGCAATGTTGTTGAGGATACAACTCCACAACTTGGTGGAGACTTGGCATCAAACGGCAATAACATTGCTATGGCAGACAATGATGAGATACGGGTAGGCAGTGGCAATGACATCGTTATTAAATGGGATGCTACAGACGGACACATTACTGCCCTTGGTACGCTTAACATTGATGGTGCCGATGGGCATGAGATGGCAAAGTTTGTTGATGGCGGTGCTGTAGAGTTATACCACAATGATGTTAAGAAAGTAGAAACAACATCTGGAGGCTTATCAGTAACTGGTAGTATTCTTCCAGAAGCAAATGGAACTAGAGACTTGGGCAGTGCAAGTCTGCGTTGGCAAACATTTACACAAGCGATTTAAATTTGAACAATGGCGTAGGCAATTACACTGTGGTTGAAGGTGAAGAAGACTTGTTCTTGTATAACAATAAATCTGGTAAAGTATTTAAATTTGCACTCATCGAAGTTGACCCAAGTGAGGCAACACCAAAAATAGAAGATTTATAAAATGGCAGTGTTCGGTGATAACAACATTATCAAAGTTCAAACTTATTGCAGTGGGTACGGTGCTGCACAGGGAGGAATCACTGGCGCATCTGGGTATCATACTTTTAATTATGGGCAAACTGGCTATACAGGCGATAGACACAGCAGCGGTGCCAGTGTTTTAAAGTTTACAAAACTAAGTGACAATAGTGACCTTAAGGTAGTTTTAAACATGCCTGGTTACCTTGCTACTGGCGCCGGCGGAGTGGGTATTAGACTGCTCTACAGTTTAGACGACGGATCTAACTATTTTACAGATAGCAGTGTGGGCAATGGCCCAGCAGACTACTGGGGTGCTACTGGATATGGTGGTAATACTGCTGATATAATTAGAATGGAATATAACAGTCAGTTTACTGATGCACAGCAAAGCACAGACATTCATGGCCACACGGGAACAGTATTGCTGCAGCATCAATTCTATGTTGCGAGCTCAGACACATACTATCCAAACACTTACAGTGCATCTTATTACAAATATTCTACAACACAAATTTATGAGATTCAACGATAATGGCAATACTTGGTTCATCAAATCTTATTAGAGAAGAGTTATATTGCACAGGCCAGCCTGCTGCTGAAGTTAGTACTTCAACTAGTTGGTATACCTTTAACATTAATGGAACAAATTACAACGGTGCTAGAGCCACAAGCAGTACCAATGTACTACAATTTGAAAAACAAAGTTCAAACAGTTACATCATATTATCTGCGTGTTTCCCTGGCTATATTACTCCCGGATCCAGCGGCAATGGTGTAAGATGCCAGTGGAGTTTGGACAACAGCACATATTATATTGATGCACAGGCTGATGGTCCTAATCACAGATGGGGACTCATGGGATACGGCGGCAACGCAGCAAGAATTACAAAACTTATGTGGGATAGCAGGCAGTTTGATTTACAACACAGCACTAATACAACTGCACACACTGGAAATTGGTATTGTTATTTTCAGCGAGCAAATTGGACAACAGATACGACTTATTGGATTACATATCATTCAAGCCATCTAAAATACGGAACAATAAGCATAAGGGAGTATCTAGCGTAATGCCTGTAATTTACCCCGGAGCACCAATTGGATCATCAAGTTGGACCACTGGAGATTTGCCAACCGCCCATGTGGGAGTAACCACTACAACTTTTTATACCTTGGATATCAACAGAGATGATGAAACTGGTTCTTATACCGCAGCGGATAGTAACATATGCACTTATACAAAACAACACAACAGTAGTCATTTGCTAATTAATTGGTGGTTGCCTGTATATCTTGGCACTGGCGGATCCGGTACCGGAATAAGACTGAGGCTTAGCCTTGACAACTCTACCTATGTAGCAGATGCACTAGACAACGGGCCTGCACACGGATGGGGTGCGCTTGGGTATGGGGGTAATACTGCTGGCACTTGGGGATTTACCTGGGATACCGCATGCATTGATTCTTTTAGAAGCACCTCCTTGTATGCCTCACACACTGGCACAGTTTACTTTTATTTTGAAGTGAAATGTTGGAACGGTGACCCGACTTATCCTATCACTTATAGCAGCTCTTATCCTAAATATGGAGCAATAGAACTTATGGAGTACGCAGTATGACAACACCTTTATACGATGATATTAGTCATCCACCACCACATATACTTGACGCACTGACTGCACTAGCACCCGGCACTCAGTGGTACGTCAATGGAACAGTAGAAAACGCAACTGATTTTGCAAATAACGTTTACAAAATCACTGGAGCAGATAGTAACAACAGCGCAATTTTAAGTAAAGACCCAGCGGATGTTGTGTTAACATACTCAAATGTAAATGCAAAATTAACTGAATTAACAAATGCACATCCTATGAAACTATTACGCATAGAACGAGATAGACTGATAGCAGAAACAGATTTTTATGCTCTGGCTGATGTAACAATGAGCAGTGAGATGACAGCATACAGACAAGCATTGCGTGATATTACAACCAGTGCCACATCACTAGACGATGTGACATGGCCCACTAAACCGTAAAGATAAATACTACTGGAGTAAAGGATTAAGTTATGGCAACACAAGTACAATTACGTCGCGGAAGTAGTTCAGAAAATGATGCCTTCACCGGCGCATTAGGTGAAGTTACAGTTGATACTACTAATGATACTTTAAGAGTACATGATGGGTCAACTGCTGGTGGATTTCAAAGTGCAAAGTTAACAGGCACACAGAATCTTACTCTTAATAACCAAGCAGATTTGCGATTTGGTGATTCAGATGGCAGTCATTATGTTGCCCTACAAGCACCAGCAACAGTAAGTTCAAATTTAACATTTACGTTACCAGCCGCTGATGGAACTTCTGGGCAAGCAATGGTCACAGATGCAAGTGGCAACTTATCATTTGCTGCAGCAGGTGCAACTATTAGTGCAGACACTAGTACAAACACTGACTTCTTACTATACTTTGCGGCTACAACAAGTGGTGCATTAACAGCAGTTAAGCAAGACAGTGGATTATTATATAATCCAAGTACTGGAACACTAACAAGTGCAGCCTTTACTGGTGTTGCTTCCAGCGCAAAATATGCTGATTTGGCAGAACGCTACACCGCTGATAGCAACTATCAATCAGGCACAGTGCTTGTATTTGGCGGCAACGAAGAAGTTACAGAATCTACACAGCGTTTAGACAAGCGTATTGCTGGTATTGTTAGTACAGATCCTGCATACTTGATGAACAGTGAATTAGAAAACAGTGTTGCTGTAGGCTTGCAAGGGCGTGTGCCTTGTAAAGTAATTGGTGAGATCCGCAAAGGTGATTTAATGGTAAGCAGCGCAACTCCGGGACATGCAGAAGCATGGCTTGAAGATAGCAATCCACCAACAGGTTGTGTTATTGGTAAAGCACTGGAAAACAAAATAGGCGCAGGGCCAGACGTAATTGAAGTTGTTGTAGGAAGAATCTAATGTCCCAAGGTCGGTTTTATACCGCAGACTACTTGGGAGAGATGGTAAGCGCAAATACTAGTTGGAAAACACGCAACGATCCAAATAGCATGACATGGGTTGAAAAAACCATTACCAATGACGAACATGATGGCGTTGCACATGTTATTGGCAACAGTAAATCTAGACATAAATTTGATTTAAGAACGCTTAAAGGGCAAGTGGGCGGCGCAAGAGGTGTGCGTAGTGTAGGCCAAAGTTATGGATGTAATTTGCTATACAAAGATTTCGCCCCTACATTTTTGATTGCTCTTAACAAAGATATTTGCACAGATATTGCTGCTAGTGGTTATAGCGAAGATAACATTGTGTACAGCAATGTAAAAAATATACTTGCAAATACAGGCAGTTTTCATTTGTATCCTAAAATGTATACAGGTAGTGCAGGTAATTTAGCTCTACGTCTTGCATGTGCAGATGGACATAAACAAGTGTTTATGGTTGGCATGACATGCTATAGTGATCCGTTGGATAATATTTACATAGGCGAGCATATTGCATATAAAAAAACAAATATGGAAAGTGCAAACGCAAAGTTTGCACTAGAGAACACTAAAATATTCCAAACATATAGTGATGTTGAATTTTATTATGTCACAAATGACATAGGATTAATGCCCGAAGAATATCAGTGGTGTTCTAATGTCAAGGAAATAACAATATTACAATATTATAACCTAGCAGGACTAGGTGCCATTGCACATTAGACTTTGAATAGTTTTAATTTTTTCAACAATTTCATCAATTTGAAAAGTGGTAAACACACCAGGATGTAGAGGCTTGGGCCAACTATCTAGTTTACTCCAAGCATATCCTTTGTGTTCGTTGTTTAGTTTGGGTATAAATTCTTCCTCTACAACACAGACATATGTGCTATAGGTAAAGTTATTTTTTGTATTGGTAAACTTTTCTACTGGGATAGTTTTTAGAATATTGGGAGTAAATCCTATTTCTTCAAGAATCTCACGTTGTAGTGCATCATATTCAGACTCAGTAGGTTCAACCTTGCCGCCAACAAATGCCCACATGCTATCATACCTGGCGCCATTGCGAAGTACAAAAAGATAACGTGAACTTGTTTTGCTTAAAAACAGTGCGCCAACACCGCTGTTAAATGACGATGTTCCAATCGCCTGCTTGATATTCGCCTTCATAAGACTTGACCCACTCTGTTCCAGTCCACTTGTATTGAATTCCTGTGTTAGTATTAGTCATATAGTGTACACCCGAATCGGCACTACTGTCAAATGATACTTGCCATCCGGTGCCTGAATACTCTATAATATCATTTGCACTGGCTACAAGATCACCGTCACTTGTATCTTTCCATGCATCCGCACCATCTGTGTTATCAGAATCTCCTATATCATTTAATATAAGATAACGTTGCCCTTGCGCACTTGCTGGAAGCCCTGCTCCAGGTGCACTGCGCAAAGGATTAATAATCTTTGTAACTGCAGGAATATCATTTGTTGGAATAGTATCTGTGTCAACTGTCCATAATAGTTTATGAGGATCGCTAGGATGAAAAGCAATGGTACCTGTAATTTCTGCAGCACCTTGTTCTAATCTTAGTTGACTAATGCCAGCAGTTAGTGCGCCATATTGATTAATCAGTGCAGCCCAACTAGTGTCGTCTGTACCTATCTTTGTAGGAGGATCGTTAAGCGGTGAATAATCTATTTTGTTTGTAGTGCTTTCATTTCTATCCAATATTTGTATAGTATTGCCTAATACAATAATGCCAAAGTTCATAGGTGTAAATTTCATTCTATCACCCAGTAACAAGTTATTATCTATAACACCATCACTTATACTGCCACTCTCATCGTAGATACTAGCAACAATTCTATTAATAACGCCAAGTTTTTTAACTTTTGCAGGTGCAGTAAGATAGATAGGTACAGTAAAGTTAAGAGTAGCAATATCAATCTGGTCATCTACGCCTACTGGAACACTTCTGCTACTGAATTGAACATTCTGTAATTCTATATAACTTAAACTTGTCCAATCTAAATAATTATCAGTGCTTTGTATTTCCAATGCTGGATTAAACAATACCAATATCTGTTCCATTAGTTGTAGTTTTTGATTTGTGTTACTTGTCCAAACATCTGTACTCATTTGCAATGTATACGGAACAGGCATTAATCGCTCCACAGTAAATGCATTGCCCTGTTGCGTGTTATAACTATTTGTATTAGGATCAAACTTACGCATACGAATATGTTTCTTATCAACAAATGTAGGATCCTGTCTACGCTCTGGATTGTATTCTAATCCTGTAATATAGCAACTAATCATTGGAGTAGGAATAATTTTATTTTCACTGTTTTCACGAACAATGCTGCTTACCATACGAGTACTATCACCGTACTTTACAGGCACTGTGATAAGCGTAGTATTTCCGTCACGGTCTTTGCCATACTCTACTTGAAAGTTACTAAATGCACGGATATACTGCAACAAGAATCGTCTAATTTGTTGATCATAAAAAAATTGTTGAGGCATTAGTCTTCCCTAGGTTTAAGTGCATCACTGAGTGATTGTCTACTTGTTGCTGGAGTGTTATCATCTGCAGTAAATGTGCCAGTGTTATTAATAAATTGATCTCGTTGTGCTGTGCCTGAGCCTGGTGTTAGTCCACTGCGTACATCATCTTCCACTTTAATCCAACGATTTCCATTGTATCTAAACAGTCTATTAGGCAGGAAGTCTACACGCAAGGCAAAATCACCCTCTTGTGCATCACCTGGGAAACTAGTGCCCATAGAAACATTTTCTCCGTTAGGAGCAAGTCCATCACCTACCAAATAACCACTGTAAGCATTGCTATTTTGAGGAGTAATGCGACGGGCATCTGCACTTGCATCAGTACTGTCTGCATTTTGTGCGGTGTCGTCAGCATTAACGCCCTTGGACTCCAGTGGTGCACCTGTTACAGGATCAGTAGGAACAATGTAATACTTGCTTGTATCATATCCACTCTCTGGAACTTCTGCTTCTGCTGCAGCAACAACTTTGTTAGTGATCTCTAATTCTTTGTTGTATGTACTAAGCAAGTCACGAAGTGTATTATCAGTTGTGTTGCCGTCACTATCTTCTTGCAATACATTTAAAATATCGTTGTATTCTTGTGCATCTACCAGTGGCGTACACTTAACACGCCACAAATGACTCCACCAACTTGGGCTAAATCCTTCACTTGGGCGACTGCCTTCTTGTACTACATAGTAGCGTTTAAGGCTTAGTTCAACACTTTCGTCAAGTGCGCTAAAGTCTGTTAAGTGTGGCAATTCAATGACATCACCTGCCATAAGTTTGCGACCAAGGTTGTTTAGCATATCATTCTCATGCAATGTAATAA